CGGTCGGCTGGCAGGCTCTTCACATCGACTTCCGTTAAGAACTTCCCCACCGTGCTGCGGATCACTTTCTGCTGTTCAAGATCCCCGGCGTCGCACACCACGGCAACTGGCGTTCAGGCGCATAGTAGCGCTTCAACTGGTCAAACAACGCTGGATAATCCACACCCATCGTGTAGAACACCATGGTGCTGCCGGCCGCCATCAGCTTTTCGTTGACATCGGCGCGTCCCGGCCAGTCGCGCATCGTCAGAACGACGCCATTGGTGTCATAGCCATATGGCGGACTCATCTCGAGCGCCGCACTGGCCGCCTGAAAGGCGCCAACCGATGGCACCACCTCGCGCGGTACCGCCTTGGGAAGCATTTCGAGGAAATAGGTATTGCCGTACATCATCGGGTCGCCGCTCTGTAGCGACGCCACTACCTTGCCGGAAGCAACTGCGGTGCTGATGCGCGTGATCAGATCACGGCGCTGGCGGTCGAGCGCCTCGGCCCGGGCGCGCTGCTTCGGGTCGGCGATCGTGACCGGATTGACGCCATAGAAACGCCGCAGCTCGTTCGGTGCCTCCCAGGTCTGCTTGCCGCGCGCGTACTCAGCCCAGTATGTCTTGAAGGCGCCCGGCTCGGCCATCAGGATGTCCGCCTTGGCGATGACCTTCTGCGCACGGACCGTCACCAGATCGGGCGCGGTGCCCATACCGACGATGTAGGATTTGCCGGGTGCGGGCGGCTCAGCCGCAGCGGCCATTGAAAGCAGCCACAGAGAAAGGCTAAGTGCCTGAAAAAGGCGGGGATGCAGCATTCTTAACAGTATATTAAAAAGGGGATTGGTGGACGGCATGGGATTCGAAGGAACGAATCCCACTGAAAACAAACAACTTCTTTCTTTTCTAGGCAGACAGAACCGCTAGTTCCGCCGGTTCCGTGGCCTTCCGGTACAAATCCTGTACAAAAGGGCCACAGAAAGGAAAAGGCGCCGGCTGCAACCGGCGCCAAGCGAACTAGATGGTTTACAACCGCAGTGTACCCCCTCCTTGTTCCCCCGGCAAGACCCAGAACACGATTTCCGGCTCCGAACTCGTCAGCCGCGCGTCGATCACGCGCGTGTGGGCGGCGCTGGGCGGCGGCGAGCTGCGCGCGGGCCGTGGCCGGGCGTTCTGGCGTGACGGCAACGGCTTCAACATCGCGCTGGATGAAGCGAAGGGCTGCTGGCACGATTTCGCGCGCGGCGAAGGCGGCGGCATTGTCGATCTGATCGTCACCGCGCTCGCCTGTTCTCGCCTGGAAGCGCTTCGCTGGCTGGCTGAAACTGAGGGCGTCACCTTGGACGGCGACACGCCCACGGGCCGCCGGAAGGCCGCGCGTCGTCACCAGACGGCGGCCGGCATCGCGGGCGAAATCGAGGCGTGGCGCGTCGCCTACATGGCGGAACTGGAGCGGCGCAAGTCGGACGCGCTGCGCGAGGAAAACTGGGAAGGGCTCGAAGTGGTGTCCGGGCGCTTGAACCGGATTCAGAACGGCGGCACCGAAGTCGTCCTGGCCGAGTATGCGCGGATGCGGCAAGCCGAACCGCGCCGCCTGGCTCAGCTCATCGCAGACGGTGAGGAACGCTGGGCGCACGCCGGGCATATGGCGGCCTTGGTGGTGGCGCTGTTGGCGCGGGCCGAAGAGGAGGTGCTGAGTGCTGCCGCTTGACCATCATGCAGACCCCGGCATCATGCGCGCGCTCATGTCGGGCAAGTACGAGGAACTTCTGAACAATTACGGCACTGCGGACGCCGCGCGCGTCGCCAAGTCCAAGGCCAAGTCGGCTGAAGATGCCGGCTGGACGTGGAAAGATGCCCTGATCCGAAACGGCAGCGGCGCCGTGCGGCCCGTGCTCTCCAACGCGCTGATGGCGCTGGAAGGAGCGGCCGAATGGCGCGGCGTGCTGGCCTTCGATGAATTCGCGCTCACTGTTCACGCCTTGAAGCCGACGCCGTGGGGCTTCAGCGGGCCGTGGACCGATCAACAGGACCGGCTCTTCTGCGATTGGGCGCAACGCGAGGCTGGCGTCTTCATCGACGTGATGACCGCTGGACAGGCTATTCAGACTGAGGCGATGGAGCACGCGTTTCATCCCGTGCGCGAATACCTGAACGGCTTGGAGTGGGACGGGCGCGAACGCATCGACGCCTGGCTGATGGGTTACTGCGGCGCCGATGGCACGCCCTACACGCGGGCCGTGGGCGCACGCTGGCTGGTGGGCGCCGTGGCGCGCGTCATGCGGCCGGGCGCGAAAGTAGACACGGCGCTGATTCTGGAAGGCCCGCAGGGCGCCGGCAAGTCCACCGTGTTTCAGGTGCTCGGCTCTCCCTGGTTCGCTGACGAGCTGGCCGAGATGGGCACGAAGGACGCGTCAATTCAGACGCGCGGCGTGTGGATCATTGAACTGGCCGAACTGGCGACGCTGACGCGTGGCGAGCGCGAGAAGGTCAAGGCGTTTCTGAGCCGGCAGGTGGACCGCTTTCGCCTGCCCTACGGCAAGCGGGCGAGCGAGCACCCGCGCCAGTGTGTCTTCGCTGGTACGACCAACGCAGACGCCTACTTGCAAGATGAGACTGGAGCGCGCCGCTTCTGGCCCGTGCGCGTTGGGCACATCGACCTGGTGGGACTGAGACAGGACAAGGATCAGCTATGGGCTGAGGCCGTGCAGCGCTTCAAGGCGGGCGCGCCCTGGTGGCTTCAGGACGGCGAGCAGGAACTACAGCGGGCGGCGGCAGAGGAACAGGCCGAGCGCTTCGTGCGCGACCCGTGGGAAGGCGTCATCGACCATTGGCTGATCGGGCGCGACAGCATCACGACCAGCGAACTGCTGGAACGGGGCTTGAACATCCCGCCTGAACGGCAGACGCGCGGCGAATCCATGCGCGCGGCGGCGTGTCTTAAGGTGCTCGGCTGGCAGCACCGGAGGGTTAGAGTGGGCTCGCAACGGGAATGGAAGTATGAACGCGGCTGATCCTGGCCCAACCTTGGGCAGTGGCCCAACCTCCGGCCCAACCTTTGTCCCAACCTTAACCCGTGTGGAATCAACCAAGTCCCAACCGTCCCAACCTTTTTCTGGAATCTTCCACTACGCGCGCGCACATGACGTGAATACATGATGCAGGTTAGGACAGTTGGGACACGCTAGATTCTAAAGGACTTGAGGTTAGGACAAGGTTAGGACAGAGGTTGGGACAGGTTGGGCCATCTAATACCCACCCGTCAAGTAATTCTTTCGGGCGAGCCGGGCGGGTGGATCCATTGCGTAACATCGCTAGCGACAGCCCCGGTAAACCGTGGGGAAAGGCAAAGTATGCCCCATTTGACCAAAGCTGACCAACAGGCCAAGGTTTCCGCGACCGAGGCCCGGCGACAAAAAGAAGTTGCGTTGGCCCGGCTACGCCAGATCGAGGTCGGGGAGCGCGAAGGCAGGCTACTGCCGGCCGCCGATGTGAAGCGCGTTTGGTCTGAGAAACTGGCCGCGCTGCGCGACCGGGCGCTCTCACTCCCCGACCGGCTGGCGGCGCGCCTAGTGGGGCGATCTGAGGTCGAAATCCGGTCCGTGCTGCGCGGCGAGCTGGAAGAGGTACTGCGAGGTGCACACGCCGATGCCCACGAATCGCTGTAGGACGCTCGCCACGTGGGCTGAGGCTACCGAGGCCCTGCTACCGCCTCCGCGCCTCACCGTGAGCCAGTGGGCCGACCAGAACCGCATTCTGGACAACACGTCACCCGAGCCCGGCCCGTGGCGCACCGACCGCGTGCCGTTCCTGCGCGAGGTCATGGACTCGCTCACGCCGGCCGTCGCCTGCGAGCGCGTCGTCCTTATGAAATGCTGCCAGATCGGAGGAACCGAGGTGCTGCTCAACACGTGCGGCTACCTCATGGCTCACGCGCCGGCACCGACGTTGCTTGTCGAGCCCACCGTCGAGATGGCCAAGCGGTTTTCAAAGCAGCGGCTCGACGCGATGATCGAGAGCACGCCCGCGCTGCGTGGTCGGGTGAAAGATCCGAGGTCGCGCGATTCGGGAAACACGATTCTGCAAAAAGAATTCGCGGGCGGCGTGCTGATTTTGACCGGCGCGAATTCGGCCGTGGGACTCCGAAGTCTGCCGGCGAAGTATGTTTTGTGCGATGAATTGGACGCTTGGCCGGCCGACGCCGACCATGAAGGCGATCCACTTCAGCTGGCCGTCAAACGCACCGTGGCTTTTGGCAGCCAGCGCAAGATTCTAGCCGTCAGCACGCCGACAATTGAAGGCGTCTCGCGCATCGAATCGTTGTACAAGACCAGCGACCAGCGGCGCTTTTACGTGCCGTGCCCGCGCTGTGGCTATTATCAGACGCTCGCCTGGTCGGGCGTCGTGTGGGATGAGGGCCGGCCCGACACGGCAAAATACCGCTGCGAGTCGTGCGCCGGGTTGATCTCGAACGGCGAGAAGACCGAGATGCTGGCGCGCGGCGAGTGGCGTGCCACGGCGGCGGGCGACAGTCGGACGCGCGGCTATGCAATCAATGCTCTGTTTGCGCCTGTGGGCTGGCCGTCGTGGGCCGACTTGGCGGCGGAATTCCTCGAAGCAAACAAAAGCCGCGAAACCCTTCAAGTGTTCTGCAATACCGTTTGGGGTGAAACCTGGCGCGACGAAAACGCACTACCGATGAACGCGGATGCGCTGTTCTCCCGCCGCGAACCGTTCGCGGCTGAGGTGCCGATGGGCGCGTGTCTACTGGTGGTCGGAGGTGACGTTCAGGACGATCGCATTGAAATTGAGGTCGTGGGATTTGGGGAAGGCGAAGAGTCTTGGTCTATTGCCTATCACGCCCTGTACGGCGATACCGGACAACCAGAAGTGTGGTCCGACCTGGACCGGCTGTTGCTCCGCCAGTGGCGCCACGAAGGCGGGCTTGAACTGCCCATCACCGCAGCGTGCATCGATTCAGGTTTCGAAAACGCAACGGTGCTCGAATTCTGCCGGCCACGAATGAACCGGCGAATTTATCCGATCAAGGGCGCGCCCGGCTTCGGTAAACCCATCTGGCCGCGCCGCGCATCGAAGGGCGTGCGCCGTGCCGACTTTTTCTTGATTGGGGCTGACACCGCGAAAGAGAAAGTGTACTCGAGGCTGCGCGTGACCGCGCCGGGCGCCGGATACTGCCATTTCCCCCTGGACCGGCCGCGCGATTACTTCGACATGTTGACGGCCGAACGCATCGTGACACGGCTCCGCAACGGCCACGCGGAACGAACCTGGACGAAACCCAACGGCACCCGCAACGAGGCGCTGGACTGCCGGGCCTACGCTGTGGCGGCCTTGCACTCGCTCTACATGAACGGCTTCAAGCTGAACGAACAAGCGGAGCGAATGAAAGCGATGTTGGCAGGCAAACCGGACCCCGTGGAAGGCTATCAGGCGTGCTCTTCAAGATTCGTGTCGGGCATCCGGTGAGAATTCCAGGTACGCACATTCATTTGCGTACGCAGTACGTCCTTTAGCGTCCAGCGTCTCGTTATGTGCACGGCACCATTCGGGGAACGTGTCTGGGTCGATATATGCTTTTACCAACCTCACGCCCTGCCTGGCAAGTTTGTCGTATCCTGACTGCGCAGCCGCAAGCCATTCATCATAGGTGTCCGCGATCTTCGATCCGTCCACAAACATGGCTTTGCAGCGCTGGAAATCCTCTTTCCGATACCATACGAATCCCATCGCCTGTACTTGCATGACCTATCTACTCCTCGGCAAAACCCTACCACCATTAGGGCGGCAATACTAGCACCTCGAAAGCCATTTTTTTTGAGGCGATCTGAGCGGCGCCTGAACGAATTCATATTTCACGTGGAGGTGGCCAAGCTGGAAGGGTTGCGGCAGACGGGAGGAGCGCCAACGAGCGGCTACGCCAGCTACAAATCCAAATTTATTTCATCAGGTACTTGACACCAAATGACGAGCGATCTATCTTAAATGGACCCAAAAAGGGCCGGTCGACACTGTGACACGGCAAGGCCCTTGAGGTCCCGGCTCCGATAGGGGCTACCCAGCGCGGCTTACGGGCGAGCCGCACCCCACGCATGAAAATCAGGATTGATCGCAAACGGAAGGGCTCCGGCAGACCGGCGGGGGCGGCAACCACCGGCTACTTCAGCTATAAATCTAAGTTCGTTTCACAATGCGCTTGATATGGATTCATTAGTAATCTAAACTTGAAGTGACCGAAAGGTCCGGTCGGCACCGAGACGCCGCATGGCCCGGCTCCGATCTCAAAGCAATTTGAGATCGCCCGGCAACGCCTCCACCTATCTCAAAATCATGATTCCACTCTACGGCGTAGATCGCTCACTTCGGGCTTGGATAACGCAGGCCCAGCTTGATTCAATTAAATACGTCGTTATCATGCGGAACAAGCGCGGGCATGTGACGCGCGCCTATCTGACCGGGACGACGGAACTCCGACCGATTTCTCAACTCAATGCCGGACAGGCGTACAAGGAGCGTCTATCCTGCGGCCGTATATGGCAACTGCGGAAGCCCAAGCCAGCCAACAGGAACACGGCTTAGCAACAGCTCGCAATCTTTCACTAAGGATTCTGACATGGACGACGTTATCACCAGTTTCAACCGCCTGCGGTTCTCCACACCGGAGGCCGCCTCAATTCTGGACATGCCCCTCGCGACACTGAAAACGCGCCTCCAGCGAGGCTGGCTTCCGGTAGCTGATGCAGCGCCGGGAGAATGGCGAAAGTGGACGCCTGACGACTTACTGCGCTGCAAGCTCGCTGAGGTGTTGTCAAAGCGTGGCGTACCGTTCGACGCGGGAAAGCAGATCGTTCATGGGCTCGCGCCAACGTGGTTCGACGGGCAAGTGTTTCTGGTTGTGTTCCCTGACCGCGCGCCGTCCACTCCAGTGAGTGAGTTGTGTGGTGTGCCGGATCTCGGCATCATCCTGGGGAACAACACGGACGAATCCGCGATTGTCGTGAACAAGAACGAGGTTTCGAACTGGCTCCGTGGGCGCTTCGATAGTTTCTTCGCAGACAGCACCTCCACGGGAAAAGGGTAATCCGACGATCAGCCCGGATTCGGGGCGCAATCCATGAACATTCCCAACTTCATCAACCGCTTGCTGGGGCGGCCGCCCGAGGTGCGTTCAGGCGCCTGGGACGCGGCGGGCGGCGGCAATCGCCTGGCGAACTGGAACGCGACGCCGGCCGTGGTCAACCCCTTCCCCGACAACCCCGTCAACGTGCGCGCCAAAGCCGAGGGCGAATTCAGAAACAACCCTTGGAGCCGTAAGGCCGTCGAAGCAACGCTGGCGGCGGCCATCGGCGCGAGTGGCCTGAAGCCTCAGTTTCGAGACAAGACCATCACGCAAGCCTGGGAAGCGTGGGCCGACCAATGCGACGCGGGCGGCCGTCTCGATTGGGTGCAGCTCCAGGCCCTCATCCTGCAAACCGTCATCGTGTCGGGTGAGGCTTTCGTCCGCTTCCTGGTGGACCCCGAGGCCAACGTCCCGCTGGCGCTGCAAGTGCTCGGGCCGGAATACCTGGACACGTCACGCGCCGATGGGCAGACCGTTGGCGGAATCCAGTATGACGGCACTCGCCGCGCGGGCTACTGGCTTTACGAGCGGCACCCGGCGCTGACGGCTTACACGCCGTCCGTCTTCGTTCCAGCGTCGCAAGTGCTTCACATCTTCAAGCCGGTTGCGCCGGGCGCAGAGCGCGGCGTGAGCTGGCTTGCGCCCGTTCTGCTGGTGTTGCGCGAGTTGCAGGAATTCACTGAAGCCGCGCTGGTGCGCCAGAAGGTCGCGGCGCTGTTTTGCGGCTACGTCAGAACAGAAGACGGATCGAATCCACTCGCACCGGCTAACGGCGTACCCACGATGGAGCCGGGCGCGATGACGCGCTTGAAGGGCAATGAACTGGTCGATTTCACAGAGCCGCCAGACGCGGGTGCGACCTTTGACCCGTTTGTGCGCGCGATGCTCCGCAAGATCGCGGCGGGCGCGAACGTGCCCTATGAGATTCTGAGCGGCGATCTGAGCGCCGTTACCTTCGCATCGGGCCGTCACGGGCTGCTGGAGTGGCGCCGTCACATTGAAGCGATCCAGCACGCGCTGATGGTTCCGCAGTTTTGCGCGCCCGTCCTGGCGCGATGGATGCAGATAGCCACGGCGTTGGGCGTGATTCCGGCGCCGGCAAAGGCCCGCTGGATCGGGCCGCAAGTCGGCATGTTGGACGAGAACGCCGAAACCACGGCGACGATTAAGAAGATTCGCGCCGGGCTCACCAGCCGGGCCGAGGCCGTTTCCGCGACCGGCTGGAATATCGAAGACATCGACGCCGAATTGGCGGCCGACAATGCGCGCGCCGACCGGCTGGGCTTGGTGCTCGACTCCGACCCGCGCCGCGTGGCGCAGCAGGGGCAGATTCAGGCGGCCTCCGATGGGGCTCAAACAGCAGCTTGAGGAGATCACCGGCCAGCACATCGCGGAGTTTTACGAATCGGAGTTGATCGAATTGCAGGCGGGTCTCAGCCGCGCTGAAGCGTTGCGCCTGATCGAACGGCGGACGCGCGTGGTGGACATGCTCGCCATCCTGCGCGGCGAAGTGAAACCCACGGGGCATCTCGCTTTCGTAATTACCGAACATCGCGGCGGATTCCTGATCCGTCTTCTGGAGATTCTATGAGCGAACTCATCTTCCGGGCGGCCACGTTTGCGCCGTCATCGTTCAACGCGGAAACGGGCACGGTTGACGCCGTGCTCAGCACCGGCGCCGACGTGGTGCGCCGCGACTATCAGGGCGAATATCTCGAGCGGCTTCCCGTGCGCGCCGGCGCCTGGACCGCCGCGCGGCAACCCATTCCGGTACTGCGCGACCACCAGCGCAACACCACCGCATTGGTGGGCGCGGGCGAGCATCTGCGCATCGAAAGCGGAACCGTGCTCAGTACCATCCGGCTGAGCGACCGGCCCGACCTGGCGGGCTTCCGGCGCGACGTGGAAACGGGCATCGTCTCGGGCGTCAGCATCGGCTACGCCGTGCCGAGTTGGACCGAATCGACCGAAAGCGGGCGGCGCGTGAAGACGGCCGACTCGATCATCGTTCACGAAATCAGTTTCACCCCCACGCCGGCGGATGCCGGGGCGGGCATCCGTTCACTGGGAGACAACATGGAACTTGAAACCCAAATCCGATCCATCGCTGAAGCCGTGGGCGTTCCCGCAACCTTTGCGGACGGCCTGATCCAGCGAAACGTCAACCTGGAAGACGCGCGCACGGCCATCATTCGAGAAGCCGCGCGCAACGTCCCGCAGATCGACCAGCGGCAACCGGCCTTCAGCACGCGCGAGACCAGCCCGGACGACCTGGCGCGGGCTGCGGGCGAGGCGCTGTATGTGCGCGTCAATCCGAGCCACCAGGCGCCGGAACTGGCGCGCCCGTGGGTGGGCCGCCGCGTGGCCGACATCGCGCGCGAACTGCTGCGCCAGCGCGGCCTGAACACGCTGGGCAGCGACGCCGAAATCATCGACCGTTCGCTGACGACGACTTCCGACCTGGCCAACGTCGTGGGCGTGCTGGCCAACAAGGTGCTGGCCGCCGCGTACCAGACCGCGCCGGGCGGCCTGAAGACCGTCTGTAAGCGCGGCACGCCGCACCCGAACTTCAAGGGCAAAAACCTGATCCGGCGCGGCGAGTTGCCGACGCTCGAAAAGGTCAACGAACACGGCGAGTTCAAGCGCGGCTCGATTGTGGACGACAAGCAGACCTATGCCGTCGATACCTTCGGCAAGGTCTTCGGCATGTCGCGCCGGTTGCTGATTGACGACGACCTGGGCGCGCTGGCCGACATCGCGGCGGGCTGGAGCCTGGCCGCCAGCGAATTCGAGAACGGCTTCCTGGTGGACCTGCTCACGTCGAACAGCGGCGGCGGGCCGAAGCTGGCCGACAACGTGAACCTGTTCCACTCGACCCACGGCAACCTGGCCGGTTCCGGCGCTGTCATCTCCGACACGACGCTGAGCGCCGCGCGCCTGGCGCTGCGTTCGATGAAGGGCCTGAACGGCGTAATTCCGATCAACGCCACGGCCAAGTATCTGGTAGTTCCGGCCGCGCTCGAAACGACGGCCGAGAAGTATCTCGCCAGCCTCTACCCGGCGCAGGCCTCCAACGTGAACCCATTCAGCGGCAAGCTCGATCTGATCGTCGATCCGCGCTTGGATGCCGAATCCGTGACCCGCTGGTATCTGTTCTGCGATCCGGCCGTGCTGCCCGTGATCGAATACGCCTACCTGGCCGGCTACGAGGGCGTTCAGGTGGAAACCCGCAACGGCTTCGACATCGACGGCGTGGAGATCCGCGCGCGGCTCGACTTCGGTGCAGGCGGCGTGGATCATCGCGGCGCTTACTGCAACGCGGGGGCCTAATCATGGCCCTCACCGTTGAACAGCTTCAGGCGAAACGCGAGCGGCTCCTCCAGGTGCTCGGCACGAATGAGGTGACCGTGGACAACCAAACCATCCGTTACACGGGCGACGAAGACAAGCTGCGGGCCTTGCGCGCCATTGACGCCGAAATCGCAGCGCTTCAGGCGCCGCAGGCGCGGCAATTTGTGATTCAGACGAAACGAGGTATCTGACCATGACGAATTTCGTTCAAAAGGGCGACACGCTCACCGTGACGGCGCCCGCCGAAGTAACCAGCGGCTCGCTTGTGGTGGTTGGCAGTCTGATCGGCGTGGCCGCGTTCGATGCGGCCAGCGGCGCCGATGTGGAGATCAAAACCACGGGCGTGTTCACTCTTCCGAAGACAACCACTGATGTGGTGACGCAAGGTGCGGCCCTCTATTGGAACGCCTCCACCGAAAAGCTGACCATCACGCCGGGCACCGATTCAAAACCCCTGGTGGGCCTGGCCACCACGGCGGCCGGCAGTGGCGCGACCACCGTCAATTGCCTGCTGACGCGCACCCATCAAATCGGGCCGTCGGCCTAAACGAGCTCGGCGCGCGTTTCTTCCCTTCGGTTCCGCGCGCCTACCGCCGCGACGCCGTTCTTCCGCCTCTTTCGGCGTCGCGGCGGCGATCTTTGTCCGTCCCTCCTTTGCCAAACGGCCGGCCGTGCCGAGTCGCGGCCGGCCTCTTTTTTGGGAGTCCAACTATGAAGCCCATTGTTCTTGATCCTCACTACACACCGGCTTTTTATGCGGAGTTGTGGGGTGTCTCAGCCGATACTGTAACGCGCTGGTTCCGTGATGTTCCTGGGGTGCTGAAGCTCCAGCCTGAAACGGCGCGCGGCCGTCACCGTGTTGAGCTGAGAATCCCGTATTCCGTGGCGATGGCCGTATACTCTGAAAAAGCCCGATGAACCACGAGCTTGTCATCTACCGGCGGCACACGCCCAATTGCGAGCATAAAGACCCTCTGAACCTGGGGTGTCGCTGCCCGCTATGGGTGCGCGGCCGGCTGAATGACCAGTTTCTTCGGGTGAGCCTCAAGACGCGCAATCAGGCGCGCGCACAGGCCAAGGTAGCCGACATGCTGGCGAACCCGCAACACTATGCCGTGGCCGAAGGTAAGCGTATCGAAGACGCTATCGAGCACTTCGAAAAGCACTATTCCGCAACGGTCAAGGAAGGCACCCGGCGCAACCACCGGCGCGTGCTCGGATTCTTCCGCGACTTCTGCCAGACGCTCAAACTCGCAACGCTCGACCAAGTGCAAGTTGAGCACTTCGACCAGTTCCACGCGAGCCGGCCGATTAGCCTGCTGACCTGGACTAAGGAACTGGCGTTACTGCGAACGTTCTTCGGCTATTGTGCGGATCGCGATTGGGTACGGAAGAACGTCGCCCGCATCGTAAAAATGCCGCGCAACGTCCAGCCTAGGGAGCGGCAGCCGTACACGTTGAATGAAATCACCCGCATCATCGCGGCGTGCGACTTACTGCCGGACGCCTATAGCAGGCTACGCGCGCGGGCGATGGTGCTGGCATTGCGGTACACGGCGCTGCGCATCTCCGATGTGGCCATGCTCGAACACTCGCGCGTCCGATTTGCGGAACAGCCCGGCAGCTTGGGCGAGATTCTGGTGAGAACGACGAAGACCGGCAAGGCCGTCTGGCTACCATTGCAGCGAGCGCTGGAGACCGCATTGAAGGCGCTGCCAGAGCCGCGCGCCGTGGCCGGCGAAGCCCGCTACTTCTTCTGGTCTGGCGGCGGCACCGTCCGAGCCTGGGTGCGCGATGTGACGCGTACAATGAACACGGTTTTCAGTAAGAGCGGCGTCGAGTCCGCCCATGCGCATCGGTTCCGGCATACTCTTGCCGTCGAGCTACTGAGCATCGGCGCGACCGATCAGGAGGTTTCCGACGTGCTCGGCAACACGCCGGCTATCGTGCGCAAGCATTACGCCCCGTGGTGTCCGCAGCGACAGGAGAGGCTAAGCTCTTTACTCTCGAAGGCTTTTGGTTCAGAATTTGTTCAGGAGCCCGGCGATTCTGGAAGTGATAGAAAAGAAGACAGATGGATTGGTGGACGGCATGGGATTCGAACCCACGACCCCCGCGTTGCGAACGCGGTGCTCTCCCAGCTGAGCTAGCCGCCCACGTAGGCTGCCATTCCAATATAACACGCTGTATCGGCCCTGGCTTGTACAATAGGGTGGAGAACTACATGGATCGCCCTGAACTGGAACGGACTCTCGACAAGATGCGCCGCGATTGGGATGAGCGGGCTCGCGAAAACGCGCGCTTCTACGTCAACACCGAACGCACCGACTGGACGGACCAGGAATTTTTCGCCTCCGGCGAGCGCACCGTCACCGAAGAGATCCTCACCGACATGACCAACATCTGCCAGGGCATGGACCCGCGCCAGATGAAGGTGCTCGAAATCGGCTGCGGCGCGGGCCGCGTCACGCGCGCCCTGGCCAAGCTGTTCGGCGAGGTGCACGCAGTGGACGTCAGCGGCGAAATGGTGGCGCAGGCGCGTGAAGCGCTGCGCACCCAGCCCAATGCGCACGTCTACCAGAACAACGGCATGGACTTGAGCGTACTGCCACCGGGCCCGTTCGATTTCGCATTTTCAACCATTGTTTTCCAGCACATCCCCAGCCGGGATGTGATCGAGAACTATGTCCGTGAGGTTTGCCGCCTGCTGCGGCCGGGCGCGCTGTTCAAGTTCCAGGTGCAGGGCGACGCCACTATGCAGACCGAAGCCGACGATACGTGGCTGGGCATTCCCTTCTCCGACCAGGATGCCGTGGATATGGCCGAACGCTGCGGATTTGAGCCACGCTACCGCCACGGTGCGGGCGGTCAGTATTTCTGGCTGTGGTATTTCAAGCGCTAGTCTAGTGCGCGGCCTTACGCGGCCCCAGGCGCCAGCGGGCTCCATTGGGCAGCACGCTCAGCTTCAGCAATTCGTCGAGCGCATAGCTGATGTGCGCGCGAATGGCGCGATCGGCCAGAAGCAGATCGCCCGAGCATAACGCCTCGGCCAGTTCGGTGTGGTAGCGCGGCGGCAGCGGGTGAACCTGCGCAGCCGTATCTGACAACCAACTGAAAAGCAGGTCCTGTTCACGCTCAATGGCCTTGCGCAGCAGCGGGCTGCCGCCTATTTCCGCCACGCGCAGGTGAAACTTCACGTGAAAGATGCGCACCGACAGGCGGTACTCTGCATCTGTTTCCTTGCCCGCCCAGCCCGCATACAGATCGTCAAGACGCTTGGCTAGACGCAGGATCTCAGCCTTCTCACGCGGGTTGGCGCGCATCGAAAACAGCCGTGCGCTTTGGCTTTCCAACGCCTCGCGCAGCATGTACCGGTCCCGGATCTCGTCGCGGCCGGGTGTGCGGACGCGCGTGCCAACGCGAGGCCGGCTC